CCGCTATGGCGATAACTACATTGCTATCACGCACGAAACAGATTTATTTAAGAATTACCTTCAACAGAAAGACGGCATTTACCGCCATCGCTTATGTGTCTATGACAATGAGTTCAAGTTGATCGGTATATCTGACCCGTTTAGTTTCCTAGACTTTCGCATTGAGTTCTGCGTAGGGCTAACCCAGTTCAAGGATGACTACCTCATCAGCTTTAGCGTGAGTGATAATGCCGCGTTCGTTTTGCAAGTGCCGGGCAAACTTGTAGATGAAATGGTGGCAGAGTGCTTATAGCAACCCTTATTAACGATCTTTCGCACGACCCTTTCAATCCTCAACTGAACTTTGATGTTGCGATTGAGTACGACAAGCAAGGGCAACGAGCGAGCGCAGTATCTTTCTATCTAAGAACGGCTGAGTATGGCGAGAAGAGCCATCCAAGCCTTGTTTACATCTCGCTTCTTAAATTAAGCAAGTGCTTTGAAGAGCAACACGACAGACTGCACACAGTCAGCAACGCCATCCTTCAAGCTATCGCCTATCTTCCCTATCGCCCAGAGGCTTACTTCTGGATGTCACGCTTTCACGAACGCCAAGGCAACTGGCAGGAGTGCTACACATGGGCGCGTATGGGATTACGCCAGAACAGACCGCCTGATCTTACCGAGGATGTCGAGTTCAACGAATACTGCCTAGAGTTTGAGGTTGCCGTATCTGCTTGGTGGATTGGTCGCCGAGATGAATCTATTGAAATCTTTACAAAACTATTAACTAAAGACCTAACCCCTGAATACCGAACTGCCATCGAAGGCAATCTTGCACGAATACAATAAGGAGAATACATGGGCATCCTAGATCGCTTTGCAGCTCGCGTAGCATCAGAGATCACTAAAGCCCCAACACTCCCAACAGGCTCAGTCGCCATGACCGAAACCCAGATGCGCAACAACGCACTCTCTCAGCAACAGGGCTACGGCACACAGGTTCCACTACCACGCGACCCTAACATCGCCAATGTACCTTTCACACCCGGCGTTCCTCTTGTACCCGGCGCGATTAACCCACTACAAGAGCGCGGTCGCCCAGACCCTCGCCGTTATGAGTTCCTCGTTGCTCAGAACATCAACATCACGGAAACTCGCCTTGTACCATTTGCAACCCTTCGCGCTGCTGCCGATCAAATTGACATCCTGCGCCGTTGTATTGAAGTTCTTAAGAACAAGGTTGCGGCTCTTGAATGGGATATTGTCATCTCAGATTCAGCCTCAGAGAAAATCATTGCAGAAGCAGGTGGCAATCACCTGCAAGCTATGGATAAAGCTCGTCAACAGTTCTCAGGTGACATTGACCGCCTTGTTGATTTTTGGAAAATGCCAGATGTTGCAGAAGGTCTAACCTTCGCTGACTGGATTCGCCTTTGCCTAGAAGAAGTTCTCGTTCTTGATGCTTGGGCTATCTGGCCTCAGAAGTCTGTCGGTGGCGATCTTCTTGGATTCAAGGTTCTTGACGGCTCGACAATCAAGCCACTTATCAACGACCTAGGCTTCCGACCAACCCCAGAACAAGGCCCCGCCTACCAACAGATTCTCTACGGCTTCCCACGCTCAGAGTTCGACATCACCAACGATTCACCTGATGCCGATGGCGAGTTCACATCAGACCAACTCGTTTACAACATTATGAACCGCCGAACATGGACTGTGTACGGCTACTCACCTGTTGAGCGCGCACTTACTATCGCCGACATCTATCTTCGCCGTCAGCAATGGATTCGCGCTGAATACACCGATGGCGTTGTGCCAGAGATGCTCTTTGAAACAGATGCAACCTTTGGTAATAACCCAGAGTTGCTGCGCGCTTATGAAAACATCTTTAACGATGATCTAGCAGGACAGACAGAGCAACGCAAGCGCGCTCGCCTACTCCCTGCGGGTATCAAGGCAGTTCAGCTTGAAGGTTATGGCGAAAAGTTCTCAGATACATTTGACGAATACCTCATCACCTCAATCTGCGGTCACTTTGGCGTATTGCCTACAGAGATCGGCTTCTCATCTAAGGGTGGCATCGGCGCAAGCGGTCATCAAAAGGGTGAGTCTGAGTCTGCTCAGCAACTAGGACTTGAGCCAATTCAACAATGGCTTTCTAAAGTCATCACAAACCTTTCCTACTCGTTCTTGGGTATGCCACGCGAGCTTGAGTTCAAGTTCATGGCTTCAACCCGCAACGACACCAAAGATCAGGCTGATCGTGACGATACAGAAGTTCGCAATGGTGGCATGACCATCAACGAACACCGCGCAGAGAACGGCTTGCCTCTTCTTGATACACCAGAAGCAGATATGCCAATCCTCGTAGCGGGTCAATCTGTCTATCTCTTTAGCCCAGATGGAATCGTTGCCGCTGGAACCTCTCTTGATGAGAACGGCGTACAGGACAACGAGCCTTCTGCTACAGAAGCGCCAAAGGAAGAAGTACCTGAAACACCTGAGCGCACCGAGGTTAAGAAGTTCATCCGTTGGGCAAATCGCGGTACACCAACCCGCCCATTTAACTTTGAACATCTCGATCATGCTTACGCCGAAACTCTCAACAAGTTTATTGAGGCGAAAGATATTGACGGCGCTCGCTGGTACGCCGAACGCTATTTGGGGTTGTAATGCATTGGCCTGCTCATGGCACGGCGGTTCGATTAGCCTCTCGCCATGCAGATCAAATCCGCAAAGGATTTCAGAAGGCGTTTAACGCTGACGACATAGTTGGTGCGTGGTTTCAATCTCATGTAGGCTCAACTTCTACAACTACACAACAGGCAAGAGATTGGGCTAAGGCAACTATCACGCCAAACAAGAAGGCTTTGCTTGATGCTCTCAAGCCTCTTTACGCCGATGGTTGGGTCTTAGGCACAACTGCTGGACAAGAAGCCCTCAAGGGCGTACAGAAAGCCCCTAGTGTGGGTGTAGTCAACTGGGATACTTGGACACCCGGCAACCAAGCTGCTGCCACTCTTGTTAAACCAAAGGGCGCGCTACAAGGATTGCTAGATCGCCGAGGAATCGTTATTGACGGCATCTCTCAGACCAAGATTGATCGTATCGGCACAGTCTTAGGCGATGCGCTCGCATCAGGTATCACGCCAAGCAAAGTTTCTATCATGGTAGATCAGGTCATCAATGACCCGCAACAAGCACTAACAATCGCGCAGACTGAAATGTCACGCGCCGTATCTGTCGCATCCCGCAACCTCTATCAAGATTCAGGGGTTACTCAAGTCGAATGGCTAGTAGCTGAGGGTTGTGACGATTGCCAAGAAAACGCCGATGCATCACCTATCGGTATTGACGACACTTTCCCCACCGGGGATACCGAGCCACCCGCTCACCCAAACTGTATGTGCAGCCTTGCACCTTATGTAGATACATCAACCCTAGGAGAATAAATGGCACTTGTTCAGACAAACACAACCGTTGGCACAATTGCCACAATGATCTTTCAGGTTCCGGCGGGTACTCGCCAAAATGCACCTGTTTACATTGACAACCTTGATTCTGCTGCTATCTGGATTGGCGATGCCAACATCACAGCTTCAGGCGCAACTCAAGGCATCAAGCTTGCTTCTGGCGGTTCACGCCAACTTTGGTGCAACGCTCTTGATCAGATTTACGCAATCTCAGCAGCGGGAACTGGCGCTGGTCTTGTTGTAGTAACGGCATCGGTCTAAGGAGAAACATGAACAACGATTTCGCAACCTCGTATGCAGCAATCATCAAGTCTGAAAAGCAAGAAGATGGTTCGCTCATGGTTTACGGCAAGGCAACGGATGAAACCCTTGACCTTGACAATCAAATCTGTGATGCTGGCTGGCTCTCAACTGCTATGCCACAATGGTTCAAGTCTGGCGGCAATGTCCGTGAGATGCACACATCTATCGCGGCAGGAGTAGCCAAGGAATATGAAGCTAAAGCCGATGGTCATTACATTACTGCTCATGTCGTTGACCCTCTTAGCGTTAAGAAAGTGGAAGCAGGCGTTCTTAAAGGCTTCTCAATAGGAATCAAAGCCCCTCGCGTTGTACGCGATCAGAAGGCTGCTAATGGTCGCATCATTGATGGTCAGATCATTGAGGTTTCACTCGTTGACAGACCTGCTAACCCATCAGCCAAACTCATCATGGCTAAGAGCGTAACTGGCGAGTCCACACTTGTTCAGGTTGAAGAATTGCACGAATACAACGCACCACTTCCTAGCGATCTTTTCAAGCGCGATGTTTCCGACAAGGAGCGTGAAGCACTTGCAGCTCGCGGTGCAGCGATGCCTGACGGCTCATACCCAATCGCAAATGTTAGCGACCTCAAGAACGCTATTCAGGCGTTTGGTCGCGCTAAGAATCCAAACGCAGTAAAGAAGCACATCATTCGCCGCGCTCGCGCACTTAACGCCCTTGATGTTCTTCCTGACGATTGGAATGTCGGCAAGGCTCTCAAAGCCCTAACACCCGACAATGTTAAGTTCGACCAAGATGCCTTTGAACGCGCTCGCAGAGCCGTTGCTCAACTAATTCAGGTTGAAGCGGGCGAAATGGGCGATGGAGAAGATGAAACCTATTCTCTGGGTCAACTTGTCGAGGTGGCTAATCACCTTATGGCTTGGTACGCAGGGGAACAACAAGAGGGAGAAGTTATGCCAGAATCAATCGAGTTGTCTGCTGCGGCTGACACGGTAAAAGAGCCTGACACAACCGCCGGATGCGATTGTGATGGCTGCAAGTCCTGTAAGTCTGATGGTGGATGCGATGACAAGATGTGCAAGTCACATCAAATGGGCGCAGACAAGTCAGCAACAGTTGAGAAGTGCCTACAATGCGGATGCAACCAAGTTGGACAAACTCACGGTCTAGAAACTGTAGTTGTTCCTGCCGCTGGTCATCCTCAAGTTGCAAATGTATCAACTGCCACAATCGTTACACCTGAGCAAAATGCTGGAAGCATTAAGTCTGTTGAGGGTGACGAAGTTCCTGCCGCCGAAGAGGTCGCAGAAGTTGTAGCCGAAGAGGTTGCAACAGAAGAAGTTTCTGCTGAGGAATCAGCAGAGAAAACCCTGCTTAGTGATGAAGTTGTAAACGCCATCATTGAAAAGGCCGTGTCATTGGCTACGGAATCTGTTAAGGCAGAAGTTGTGCTTGCTAAGGCTGCAATTGAGGCAGCAGAGAGCAAGACAATTCAGCTTGAAACCGAACTAGCACAGGCTAAATCAGCAGCAGTCGCAGGTGGCCCAAAGCGCACCGCAACCGCAGCAGGTAAAAACCAAACTAATGATCTGCTTGTAAAAGCAGCCGAATACAACAACAAGGCTGCTGCAACAACAGATTCCCAACTCGCTCAGGGCTACCGAGAAATCGCTAAAAGCCTTCTCGAAGAAGCCTCTAAGAGCGAATAACCGAAAGGAATAACATGGCCGAAATGCCTCGCGCACATGACCTGTTTGCTGATGCGGATTCCGCAAAAGCAGCAGCAGTCC